CGTCCCCATCGCACCGCCTCTCGGCGGTACTGGTGGTTCATGCTTAAAACATGACACACTCGCTCCGTGGCCCCATTTCAATCCTTCCTAAGGACTCCTGTCTTTAGAAGGCCGATCTTGGAAGCCACTTGTGCATGACCCTGAGGTCATCACAAGAACCGCTCACTTCTTTCGCATCTTCATAGGTTCGAGTCACCAACTTGCGAAGGTAACCTGACTCATCATCCAATAAAGGAGGAATATCGTCGATACGTGGTACTAGACAACGTACCAAGTACTCAAACCGCTGGTAGTCGCAATTCCAACGTCGTTTCCGCACCTTAAGGGTGGGATCATACGGCGCATCACATTTTTCTCTGATCCATCCGAGAATTTGTGATTTTGGGGTAACTACAGGGAATAAATGTGCCCTGAAGTGTTTAACCTTATAGATTGCGACGCGAATCGTCTTTGCTGCTCTCTTGAACCCTTTTTTAAAGAGTTCAGCTTCAATTTTCAAAGCTGAGATCAGTTCAGACATGGGTGAGGTAGTCTTTATCACGCTTTTGAAGCGTGACGGAGTTATCACCTTGCCTAAATAGGCATGTGTACCACATGACTCGCGGAAGTATGACCGGCTGAAACTCTTTGATTCATTGAGTTTCATGCCAAACCGTGGCAACCAGTCATAGACTGCTTGTACATATTCTACGGGTATAATAATATCATCCCCGTAGACATACACAAAGCGAGCTTTAGCATGTGGTGGCGAAGAACATTCCATTATGGCATGTATCAGTGCATAATGCACCAATGCCATAACAGGAAAACACAGAGCACTACCCATCGGCGCATACTTCGCCGCCGGAAAATCAACAATAAAGTTGATTGTGTCGGGTAGCTCTATAGTTTCGGTGGACAGAGCCAGAAGTGCTGTTAGCAATTCTTGGTTATCGCCGAAGAGGTAGGCTACGAGCTTTCGCGAAATCCGGTCTGAAGCTGACGACATATCAATAGTCGCCAGTGACCGGTTGCTGGAGCTCCACCTAGCCAGTTCTCCATTAATATCTTGACGTGTAAAGTTAACCCTATTTTTCGTTAAAGGGTGTCGCTCAATACGTCGATACAAAGCGTTTTTAACGCCCTGCTGGAGGTACTGTGTTTCCAACTGTTCTATACATATACCTCTTGCTTTACTAAACGTTTTAGGAACGAATTTCAAGCGCGAGGTTGGGGCGAATTCCTCTTTAAGAGGTACACGCCTTTGCTTTCCAACTTGAAGATTCCAAGGTGATTTCACCCTGGAACCGCACGAGGGTGGATGAAACCACTCTCTGTACGGGAAGTGTTCTTCTAACGTTGCATACCTTACATGAGGTTGGAATCTCAT